GCTTCACGGGTTTTCTTTGGAATAGTAGAACCTCTACTAACCAAGTCAGCTGCTATTTTCAAGCCCGCTTGACCTTCTAACATTTTCCATGTTAGGAACGGTGTTTCTGTCAAAGGAAACAAAGTCGGGTAATAATACGGTTTAAGATCGTAAGTGTTTATAACAGCTTGCATATCTTTTTCGTTCAACCCTTGCATCAATGATTTTTGCATTTTTTTTTATTTTTAATGATTAAACGATTATACGATGTAATGAATACCTTTTAACGTTGCCGTTACGGTAGCATTTACAGATGGAGCGTTTCCAGTTCTTACAACCGAAACTACCCAAGCATCAACAAATAAATTGTCATTTGCTGTAACATCTTGATTTGAACCTGCAATAGCAGTAGGAGCGTATTTGATTGTTTGGTTTGCACCTAAACTTTCAAAGAAAACAGCACCAGCAGTCAAAGCCACACCCAAAGTAGTACCTACCGTAATGATGTCTTTATCTGTATTGGTTGTTTTGTCAATCGCAGTGATTAACTGACCGTTTGCACCTTCTACAGCAAAACGTTGTCCCACTTTAAAATGAGATCCTTTAGCCACTTCGTAAGCTACTGCAACGTTGGTTGCATCAGTTACAAGTTTTGCCGTTTTTGTCACGTGGTACATACCATCAGCGACAACGTAAGCTAACGGAGTACCCTCTTTCAAGGCAGTACCTCCAAGATCTGCAACCGATACGGTAACGCCCCCAGGAACGTCAGCAATACGGTGCAAAATCGCTTTGATTACACGGCTATCAGCCGATCTAGTGATTTTTAAAGCCATTTTTTTAAATGATTTAAGTTAAAATTATTTTTTACAAATCTTTTCCAGATAGTACTTTCGTTTCATCGGTTTTGCTAGTAATGAAATCAGCAACACTTGACGAAACCCCGTCTTTGTTTGCTCCACCCATAAAAGGCCTAGCATGTGACGACATACCTTTGTCTGAAAGTTCTTGATTTAAAGCGGTAACATCTACTTCAAATTCTGCCAAGTATTCCGCAAAAGATTCCTCATTTTCAAAACTCATTCTGTTGAAATCTTTCAATTTTTGAGCCTTGAAAGTTTCGGGAACGTCTTTTAAATGACCTTCTAATATTTGAAGCCTTGACTTATTCACTTCTTGACCTTGAAAACCTGCTAATTTATCAGCTAAATTTTTGTTTTGTTCCATCATAGCCTTAGCCCATTCAGGAACTTCATTTGATTCAGGTTTTGGATTAGGTTTTTCTTCACCTTTCTTTTCCACTAAATCATACTTTTCTTTTAGCGTTGTTTCAAATGTCTTTGTAGAAGTAGATACTTCTTTGTCCACATCTTTGCGCCAGTCTTTTACGAAATCGTTAACCTTTTCGGGTGTGATTTTTTCGATTAAAGCAGTTGCATCTTCTTCTTTGTCTGCCTGTAACGCCATAGCGGTTGCTAATTGTGCCAAGCCATCTTTTCGCACGCCTACGAACTTTGCGAGTAGTAATGCTAAAATGAATTCTTTCATGTGTTCAGTTTTTTGTTTATAATCAGAAAACCAAATATAATATATTCTATTAATTCTATAATATTTATAGAATTACAGTTATTAAAAACTTATAAAACATATTTCACGCTTGAATTAAAAATTTAACATATCATTTTGTATTTGTATTGAATATAAGTATATATTTGCATATGTTTAATCACTAAAAAATAAATGTTATGATAATCACTAAAAACGATAAAGCAGTAAAAATTGTTAGAATGGTAAAAGAAGGAACTAAAAGAGTTTTCTTTTACCCTACTGTAAACGGACTTAGATTAAATAGAACAAACTTCGCAAGACAATACGATGCTATTAGTTTAGGTAAGCAATATTTAAATAACTAAAACAAAACGGGGTGTAAAAGCCTCATAAAACCAAACAATGAAAAGACAAACACAAATTACAATAGGCGTTATTTTATTCGCTTATTTCCCGATTAGAGTGCTGATTCAGTTAATTTTTAAAGTTTAGTATTATGAAAATCACACACCACAATCAAAGACGTATTGCTTGGACGGTAATCGCTTTAGGATCTGTTTTATGGACTTTATTACTAATAAATATCTTATCATGAGTACACACCAAATTACAACCGCAAACAACAAGGGATTGCCAAATAAATTGATTCCTTCAAGAGATTTACCGATTTACGCAAAATCATTAACCAATCCAAAAGAGGAAATTTTTAACCAACCTATAAAACCATGTATAAAGTAGAAATTGAAAATGTTAACGGAAAATGGCTTATAAATGGTAAGCCTTACGATAAATTAAACATTGCTGAAAAACAATTCTTTGATGAATTTCTTTTGGCTATGAAGTGGGAATACCAAAAAGCTGAATTTGATAAAGGCGTTAGTATTAATCAACTAAATGAAAATTATGAATCACGATAAAGAAGCCGAAAAAGAAGTAAATGCAATGTTTATGGTATTGCTTAGAGTTGGAGTATTAGCCTTATTGATAGGCTTGTGTTTAGGGTTATTAATCGGAATGTTAATTTTTAAAAAATAAGGTTATGAGTGTATTTAAAATAAATGAAGGTATGACGTTAGAAGGGTCAACACTTAAAGAACGTCAAGAGATTTGGAAAATGTTATTTGACGCTAATTTGCTTTACGATCAATATGACACCATTGAAGAAGAAATAGATTATTTAAGTAATCTGCCATTTTATTTTTTTGCTGGTTTTATTGGTGATTTTTCACGAAATGTAAGGATTAAAAACATCCCTTTTGCAGAATTCAAAGAACGATTATTAACATTAAAAAGGTAAGTCATGGGAGAAGAAAACTACTTTTTTTGTGATAAAAAAAATAAAAAAAGCAATACGGGCCAAACAGTTTTTAAAACAGGCAGGGAAGAAAGAAGGGAACGAAGAAAACAATCAAGAAATTCAAAAAAATACAAATAGCATGAACTCACCAAAAATATACTTTTTAAAAAATAGCGAAGGGAAGTTTTATAATTCCAAAGATGAGGTTTTTTATAGTTCGATTTATAATGCAAATTATGACCGTGACTATAAAAAAATGCAAGCCGTTTTAAAATTACCTATATTCCAAAATTGCAGTATTCACGAAATTACCGAGAATGATTTTATGCAAGGAATGGCAATTAAGACAACCGCTGTTGTTTTGTCCGGCGAATATTTCACGCAATTATTAAAAGACTTGAATTATAAATTACCTACGGTTTCTCAAGTCAATAAAAACATGCATAAAAAATGCAAGATTGCAATTGACGAACTCGCTCCGTTTTCTACGTTGCATAAGGATTTCATTAAATCAAAAGAAGATCAAACGGATGAAGTTCAGGGACATTTCCAGGAATATATAGAAACGATTTCTAAAGTTGAGATTTACCAATGCGCTGAGGTTACTTCTATTTTAAAGGCGTATTTCAAAGACAGAAATTCAATTTTAGGAATCACAAGAAAAATATTAAATCATTAAATTTTAAACATGGAATTAAAAAATTTTAGAGTAAAAAACGATAAAAAAAATGGTGTTGTAGGTAGTGGAATTTTTGAGTACCGGAATTTAATTGACTTCGAAAAGGTTTTATTTTTAGAGCATAATGTCAAGGAATTGATCGAACTGCTTAAACGAAAAGATAATTACATTAAAGACTTAAACGAACAATTAAGCCGTGTTATTGATGAAAATGAAGAAAGTACAAAGGTCAAAGGATTGAGACATCAAATCACATTGAATTTAGAAACTATTAAAAAATACAAAAATCAATTGAAAAATAAATAGCCATGAAAAAAATTTTAGTTTTAATAATAGTACTTGGATCGCTTAGGTTGTTTGTAGATTTTTACATTTATAAACTAGACACTATTTCAGTTTTATTTGGAATATTAAGCATAGTTATTGCTCAAATAATTCAAGAATTTTTAAAAGACAAAAAACCATGAAAAAACATACAATTGAACAAGCTGCACAACTATTGGCAAACAAAACGCATTCTGTTTATTCCGATATAAATAATTTCGAAACTCTTAGAAAGGTTTTAAAATTGGCATTTCCGAAAGATGAAGAAACTGAAAGTTATAATTTAAATGAATATGAATACTACGGCTATTGTTTTATTGATTCCGACAACTGGGCTGATGTAGGTACACATTTAGAAGATTTGACTATTATTCATTTGTCGTCTATTGTTAATGAAATAAAGGAGGTTATTTATCCAACTAATGAAGAATTAGTAAATCAGAATGCAGGAATCGAAACAGTAACCATTTCAAAAGCCGATTACGACCGTTTTTTAAAAATGGAAAACAAAGAGAAAAAAGCGGATCAAAAATTTTTAGATAAATGCGCAATAAGTGCTATGAAAATTATGCTAAAAACACATCAATCAAAAGACTATATTTATATACCTTCAAAAAGTTTAGCCATGGCAAAAGAAATGCTTTCAGAACTTAAAAAACAAAAAAATGACAACTAAAAACAAGGTTATACACGTAGAATTCACATCAGGTGAACTAATAGGACAACATCACTATTTCGGCTCAATCTATGCGATATTTAGCTCATTTACGCCCAAACAAATAGGGGCTGGATATTCCACAGTTAGAAACTTCAAAGTAGAATTTGAAAAACCGTATGTGAATAAAATTTGCATCATTCGCAAAGGCGAAATAAACAGGAAAAAAGGGAACCGAACGGCTCCTGTAAAGATTATTCGTGTGTTAGGGTAAATTATAGCGATATGAGAAAATTAAGCAACTTAGAAGATGATATTGTAAAAGTTTTAGCTATAAGATACGCTTGTGATTATGATACTATAAAAAGTATTTATCTTAGACTAGAGTCAGTAGACCAAACCATTTCTCATTTAGATGTATGGTATAAAATATAAATAATATTACAAAAAATAACTAAAAATATATCTTTACTCAATATAAATGTAAATAAATTTCGTATCTTTGTTTTTGTAGTTGAGGGGCTATTCAAAAATATTAATTTAAAGATGCGTTAGTAGACTCCCTCGTCGAAAGCGTATCTTTTTTGCGTTATGGAAAATATTGAAATTTGGAAGGAGATTAAAGATTATGAGGGTCTTTATATGATTAGTAATTTAGGTAGGGTGAAAAGCTTAAGTAAAGTTGTTTTTATGGAAGTGAATAATTCTTTTTTTAATAGTAAAGAATCTATTTTATCACAAAGCAAAAATCCAAAAGGTTATTTTTTTACTGGATTAACTGATTTAAAAATACGTAAAAATAAAACTACTCATCGTTTAGTTGCTATTGCATTTATTCCAAATCCCGAAAACAAACCATGTGTTAATCACATTGACGGTGACAAAACAAACAACAATGATTGGAATCTTGAATGGTGTACTTATTCAGAGAATACAATACATGCTTATAAAATTGGATTAAAAAAAGCAATACAAGGGTCTAATCATAGCAGGTCAAAAATAACAGACGATGAAGTATTGATAATTAGAGATAGTAATCTAACTCAAAGAGAACTTTCTATTATTTATAAAGTACATCAAACAACAATTAGTTTAATAAAAACAAAGAAAAATTGGAAACATATTTAAATAAAGAAAAAATGAATCAAAAAACAAAACATGTGCAACTGAATAAATCAGATATGTTAAGCGCAATAAAAAATACTAAAACTTATCAGGGTTTTGAGAGGTTTAAACAAGGACTGACTTTAAAAATTCAAAATATAGATAGGCTTCATGGATATTATCAACAAGCCTGTAAATACGGTGTAGATTATTTGCGCCAAAATCCAAACCTTTTCGCAAACGAGGTGTCAATTATCGAAGAAATCATAAATAGTTAAATCATGAAAGTAGAAAATTTAATAACAGATGAAGCGGTAAGAATTGTATTTGAAGGCACAAATTTTGGAGGTACTTCACCACGAGAAATAATAAAAGAAGATTTGATAAAAATACATGAAGGATGGGCTATTGGACATACTTCACAATGCTGTTTACAGGGTTTGGGATTGATTTATATGAGATCTGATAGAAGTTACTATTTAACAAGAATAGGGGTTAAATACTTAGAAATCATAAATAGTTAGTTATGGAAGCAAACGAATTAAGTAATCAATTAAGAAATAGCAACTTAATAAAATACATGGGTAAGCCTATTAAAGTTTCAATTGAAACGATATTTGCAATTTCTAAATGTGTTGGAGAAACAGCAATGTATCAACCAATCCAATTAACAGAAGAATGGTTGTTGAAGTGTGGGTTTGAAAAGAAAACATACGCACACTTGACTTTATATTATTTTTCATTAAAAGTTTTATCTCATGGTGAAATATCTTTTCATCCTAAAGAAAATGGATTTAATATTGATTTAGGGACTACTACAGGGTATCAATTTGGGACTACTAATATTAAATACGTACACCAACTACAAAACTTATACTTTGCTTTAACTGGTGAGGAATTAACCGTAAATATTTAAATATGGCACAAGATTTCTGGACAACCAACCTAAACTCACACACTATGTTTGTGAACTCAGCAGTAACACCGAAAAGGGAAGCTAACAAGAAAAAACAAAAAGGATCTTATTTGAAAAATGATGAACTCGAAGGTTATGTAAGTGCAAATTCATTGCGTGAAGCGTTCGGATTCTCTACAAAGAAAATGAAAGCCGTATTTGCTTTATTTGGTGATGAACCCCGATACAATCAAGGATGTACCTACTATCCAACTCAAAACCTTGAAAAAGCCAAAGAATTGCTTTTGGAGAAAAAAGAACCAGTTGATATGTCAAATTACATTACCAATCAGGAATTAATGAAGATGTTCAATTTTGATACAAACAAAGCATTTTATGTTGCCGACCATGAAAAATTAGTTAAAAAGCGATTTGGTGGTAATGTGAATTATTACGAACGTGAAAAGGCTATAGAAGCGTTTTCGAAATATAAAAAATAAGATGGAAAAATTAGAATTAAAACATTTAGCAGGTTATTTGCCTAATGGGTTGAAATTATATAATCACAATAATCCAAATATAGAAATATCTGTGATTGGGTTTGAAAAAGATTCTTTACTAATCATTGAAGATGACAATAAATATTATTCGGCATTCGGAGCATTTAAACCAATCCTACGCCCACTTTCAGACCTTACAAAAGAGATTGAAGTAAATGGTGAAAAGTTTGTGCCTTATATTGAATTAGCTAAAAAATATGCTGAAATGTCAGGGTATAATGAAGACATAAGAATATATAGAAATAAATGTTATTGTTATTCAAAAAGTTCAGAAATTGAATTTAGATTTAATGGCAGAGATTTTATACTAAACGGAAAACTCGTAAATACTCAATATCATTTATTTTTAAAATTACAAGAATCGCAATTCGATATTTACGGACTAATTGAAGCCAATTTAGCAATTGATATTAATACTTTGAAACCATGAAATACATTAAACGAATTATAGGACTTCCATTTTTTCTGATACTAAATATTATCGGAATGGTTTTTATGCTTTTCACGCTCGGTAAATACTTTATTTTGTATGGTGGTGAAGCAATCGCATACCACAAGAAAGACAGCCCTAAAAAGATTTCCGATGTTTACGAAATTATTGAAAAACAATACTTAAAATAAGACCATGACGAACCCAACCAATCAAACCGCTGAAATTTTATATGAAATCCTAAACAACAATAGCATTTCACGAAAAGACATTTTATTGAGTACCGGAGTTCTAAACCCAACGGCTCGAATAGCTGATTTACGCATTCGTCACGGGCTTATTATCCATTGTGAGAAAGTAAGTGTTTTGAATAAATTTAACCGTGTTGTAGCATACGGAAAATGGAGCATTCAAGGCGATGACAACCGAGAAAAAGCAAGATCAGTGTATAACCAAATAAATAGTGATTAGGATGAAAAATTTAATAGTAATGACAGATTTTGTTTTAAAGCAAACTCAACTATACCCAGATGATTTAACATCTGCAAGTTTTACTCAAATGTTAATTGCAAAATTTGTAAAAGATTGCATTGCTTACGCAAACTTTCTAAAAAAACCTTTAGAAAAATGGATGTTTGTTCCTTGTAAATTAGTTGATGGTGTTTGGGTGGTTTTAGAAAAACCTGATTTAACTTGTAAAAGACCTGAAAGTAATGGTAATTGTCAATGCGGTGAAGAATCTGTGAAAGATTGTCGTGAATGGTGGAACGAATACCAACAAGCAAAAGAAAGATGTTTGTTTGATGGGTTTGAAGTTGTAAAAGATACATATAAATCATGTGAAAGAGAATTTATTTATTTACCAAATACAGAAACGCAAGTTTGGAGAAAAATAACTTTTCACACTGGAGAAATACAAACTTTCTTTTTTGATTATTACGAACAATTTAGAACTATTGAAGATTTAGTAAAATACAATCTACAACTAACCGAAAAAGCAAAAAAACAATTAGAAGTATGAAAAAACTAGATTTAAAGTTAAGGCATACGGGCGGGGCTATGTTTCACGATAGCCGTGCTGATTCAAGATTATTAATGAAATGCGTAAATTCTATTGTAGAAAAGCTAAACGAAGTTATTGAAGAAAACAACCGTTTAAAAAAAGAAGTTGAAGAACTTAAAAAAGAAAACCACCCGTAAGAGTGGTTTTTTTATATATCCAAACCGCCATCAAGTTTGCCCCCTTTGAAGTTTTGTTTGATAAATAAGGGCTGTGACTTCCAAACCTGCGAACGTTCGGAATTTTCTTTTACCCAATCCTTAAAACCTTTTGGTACGTCTGTTATTCGATTTGGAGATTGAAAAGGAGTGTATTGCGTTCCGTTTATTGCTGCACGTAATTCGTTTAATTCATCGGTATTAAAATCTTTTGGGTCTTGGAGTATTGGAATAGCATAGCACATGCAATTACTACCCCATACACATTTACCATTCCTTCTAACATAAAGAATGTGATTTCGTTCTAGTTGAATATCATAAACTTTTCCAGAATATTTAATAATTTCTTTGTCAAATACTGTTGCTGTTTTTGAATAACATTCACTCACTCGCCAAAGGTCTTTATTTCCGGTGTAAGTTCCGTTATGGTGCTTTAATTCAATCCCTTTTACTTTTTGAATAGCGTAACTCGGTCGGTGTCCTATTTTAATCATTAATTCACCTAGATCTGATGCCATTTGATCCGATGAAGTAAAATATACTCTTTCATCTTTATCTGATGTGAACATGTTTCCTTTATTACCTATAAAAGGTCTTGATTTACGTGTATGTCCATCACATGAAACATAAGCATCTAAGAATATTTTTATTTGATTAGGCGAAGCATTTTTAATTTCTTCCGGAATATGTTTATCAATTGATTTTCCAAACTGTCTGAAATATTCATACAAATCAAAGTCTCCGATATAAAAACCACCTTTCAAAGCCGTAAATTTAAAGGTCATTTTAGATAAGCATAATTCTATTTTAGAATATGTTTCCGGATCATGTGATTTGGTTTGTGCTATCGTTATTTGGTTTTGTCTTGTTTGTGATATCGAACCATCAGCAAGGTAATAAGCCATTAATTCAGCGAATAAATCAAACTCAATAGTATGTTTACCTATCGTTATATTTTCGATGTCTAACGATTTATATTCTGAACTTCTGTAAAGTCCACCATGATTTTTAGTATAGCCCCAAGCTAATTTATTTTCACGAATTGCGCCTTTACTTTTATCGATATAAACCATTTTATGATCAGGAGTAACTAACATGTCTAAAGATTTATTGCTAAATCTAATCATTTCACCGTCTCTTTGATAGGAAACATAATTTACATATTTCACATATTCCGGATGTCTTGTTTCTGGGTTCAAACTCATTATTAAATCAGATTGCAAAAGGTCTTTAAATAATTTCCATCCGGAATTAGTCATTACTTCGGTATCATCTGAATAACATTGCGGATGCCAGCCGATGAACTTAAACCCTTTTGGATATTTACCCTTAACTAAATCACAAATATCAAATATCTTGTGCGCATTACTTAATTTAACTTCGAAACCGTCAACAAAATCTAATTGTTTCCATCTTAAATGATCCGATTCACGATAAGCCATGTTTATTTCAGTTCGGGCCAATCTCATTGCATTTTTATGTGAACTTCTATACTTCCCTTGTCCTGGATTAAAAGCCTGTGCATTTTTAGATAATTGCAAAGCCCCGTGTTTATCTCGGACCCTACGAAATAATTTATCGGGGTCGACTAAATACTGTTTTAACTCCCTTGACAATGATTGTGCTGATAAACCGTCACCAATAGCTAAATCAATAGCTAATTCCATTTGTGACTTCATTTGCCCCGAATAATTAAATATTCTATCCGACAAATCAAGTCCGTTTGTTTTACGGTTTTGGAACGTTTTTAAGGCATCTAAATTTCTGTCTTGGTATTTAGATAACTTTGATTTGCTTAGTTTCGACGTGTCCATTATAGACTGTAAAAAAGCATCGTTTTTCTCATTGGCATATAACCACTCTTTACGACTTCCCTCGAAAACCACCGACTTCAAATTTGATGCTAATTGACTCATTAATTCATCCGCTTTAGCTTTGGCACTCGGATAGTCCTTAAACGCAAAAGGCTTGCTTAAATCGATGTTTAACCGTTCAGCAAGTTTGGCGTAATCAGCAACGGCATTATTATATATTGCGTCAATAATTTGGGTGTATTGTTCCGTTTGTTTGATGTGATTTGCATCAAATCCCTGAATTGAGAAAGCTTTTTTCTTTGGTACTTTAGCCATGATTTAATATTTCTAAATATGATGTTATTCTAGGTTCAACATGTGAAAATGCATCTTCCCAATCTTCAAATTTAACCCAATAACCTATATTTGGATCATATATGTTTGATTCTTTAAATAAAATCCAATGAGTGCCTTTTAATTTTTTGTAATGGACTTTGCAAATTGAATAATTTACTGGTTTTCCTATTTTAAGCCTATCTGAATTACAATCAAAATGCTTTGATAATTCTTTTATTCTTGTGCCACCTTTATGACCAACCAACGAAATAGAATGATTTAGACTAATTCCCAATATCGTACCTAAACAGCATTGACCGCATAAACTACTATATTTTGGTTGTTTTATCATAACTTTTTATTAAAGCAAACCCCGTAATAAATCGAGTTACACGGGGTCTGATTGGTTTTTTTTATTAAAATAGTCATTAGCACCTCACGTTTTTTATGTGGTGGCTACACCCACACTAATGACTATTATTTTAAATCGTCGGTTCGCTCAAAGAAAACATATTCTTTGCTTTTTGTTCCTTTTCATATTGTTTGTAATCGGCTTCGGTATCATTTGTAAGTCCAGCTTTCTCAAATGCTCCCTTTTCAGATATGATAGGATTCCCACCGTTCGCTTCGGTCCATATTTTAATTTCAGCCAATTCATCTGTAATCATGTAAGGCTTAATTATAGGCTCAACCATAAGATTATCAGCGTCACCAGCTAATTTAGTGTTAAACTTACCAATAAACGCCTTTATTATGTTTATTCTACGTTGCAAATATTCGTCGAATACTTCCTGATGATCTGCGACTTTCAAATGAGCATCCATGAACAACAATTTCAAAGCAACACCCGAAATACTACCCAATCCTTTAACGGCATCAAATGAAATATCAGGCGTTTGAGTAATGGTGTAAATCATTTGAAGCAAAGTATTGATTTCAAGTTTTACGGCTTCGGGTGCGTTGTTCCATGATAGATAACTTGCTTTAGTTCCAGGTGCTCCTTGCAAAATAGCCCCTGATTCGCCTTTTTTTGCAAATCCTTTCAATTCCCCTTCTACAAATATTTTAGGGCTTGCATGATAATCATTTGTATCGGCAAAATTAGAAAGTAATTTTTCTAAACGATCAATAAGGTTTTGAACGTCCGCCCATTCTACTTGTGGCTGGCATCCAAAAACAATTGGTATTCTACCCAAAGATAAATCTTTTGGATATCCCTCTGATAATTCATGTCCAGCAGTTCCGACTTCCCACATATAATGTTTTTCATCGGTGTATGTTTCAAAATACACTTTTGCTTTGTTGTTTGTCGTCACCGAAAATTCGCGTGAAAATGCAACCATATCGCCTGTTTCATCAAAATACGGATATAACGCATCGCCCAATAAAGGCGAAAATACCGCACTTCTCAATTTAAATTTACTTTCAAATCCGTAAGTTGAGTTTTTATTTTCAACCGGATACCAATATTCTGCAACCTCAGTACAACTAAATAAATTTCGTGCTACTTTACGATTAAAAGACTTTTCTTTGATGTCGTACATTACCCTTTTTAAGGCTTTTAAAACGGATTTTTGTCCATCACCTTCTGCACTTGAATCGAGCGTTACCGCATTACCAAAAACAAAAGATACCGCACGGTTAACGATTAGTTTTTGAATAGCTAAAGCAACCCTTGCAACGGGTTCGTATCTCCAACCCGTCGTAGCTTCACCGCCTGTAACATTCATAACGTTTCTTTCGTTTGTATGGTAATCAGGGTCATCTGGATCAATTTTTACCTTTTTATTGGGCCTTTTGATTGTGTCATAAACATCATGCTTTAACGGGTCCAATTCCTTTTTAAAAGTCGATGTTTCCGGATTAGTTGTATTGCGTTTTGACTTTAATTCATCAATCGCTTTGCTGTGGTCTAAATCTTCGTTTGATAATAATTCTTTTATATCCATTTTATATTTTTTAATTTAAAACATTGAAAATTGATTTGTTAGCTAAAAGCATGTTATAAATATCATCTGAAACCGTTGTGGATGTTGCTAAATCCCAGTGTATTCCGTCTAATGTTGTGCTTCCTGTTGTTGGCACATATTTAATATATCCATCTTCGCCTGCGAGTTGTATTTTTGCATTTTCAACAATTTCATTATACTGAGAACTAACAGAATTAATTCCAACTAAAATGAATGGAAAAGTTGGTTTTTGTAAAACACCTCTTAAGTAATAAATACCGTTTTTCAAGTTTTGGTAATAATTCACCGCATCAAGCCTGTCGCTTTCTCCTTGAACCACTATACAAACTCTATTTTCAAATAAGCTACCGTTAGTGGTAATCATTTGATTTATTCTACTTTCTAATACAGATAATAATTTTATTTGATTAGTAGCAAATTGTTCTATTTTTTGGAAATCATAGTTCCATTTACCAGCACCCTCACCGTTATTTATACTGAAAGATGTTCCTCCTAAAGATGTTTTTGTAACATAAATTTTATCCGTACTATGTCCCGAAACCGCTTTGTTATAATCTAATATTTTTTTAAATAAAAGTATCTCGGGCGACCATTTAGTTTGCGTGTTTGACAAATCAGTAATATCGTATTGGTGTATATTATTGAAGTTTGTTAAAGTATTTGAATTATTAATAATACAGTCAACAATTGTATTGCCAGCACTTGTAAAAAATGTAGGTAATGGAATTGTTGAAACTGGCAATCTTCCATCAAATTGAGATTGACTCAAAATAATTATACCCGGCATTTTGGAAGCAGTCGAAACTTTTGTTTCCTTTCCTCTATTCATCGCCAATAAAGCCTCTGCATTAGATTTTCCCACTGTATCAATAGGTACTAATGCCGGTTTAATCATCGGCAACTGCACTAAACTACCTTCTTGTACAATTATTTTGCTTAAATCAATAATCACAGCATTATCAAAAAATAATACAACATGAGTTATTAAAGCATCATTTGTTATTGGTAGTTTATAACCCCCTGTAATTTGAATCAATGAAGTTGAAACAATACTACTATGAAAAGTTCCATCAGATTTCAAAAATCTACCCATTGATGCAGATGTAGGTTTTGCACTTAATCCTTGAATTGCTAAAAATCCTCCATAGGTACAGGCCATTTTATTCAAGGCGCTATAATTAGCTGATGCGTTTAAAATAGGGGTAGATGCTGTACTCCAATTATACCCAAAATATCTATCAGTTACTAAATCAGGAGCAATCGCATTAAATAAATCCGTTTGAGTTTGAAACTTAGAATCATTAATAAATTCAGATAATTTTGTTTTTCCAATCGGTATAAATTCTGGCTTTATAGTTGGAGCGACAATAGAAGTTGCTTTTACAACAACTAGACTCGTTAATGTTACCTCAGATGTCGTAAAAAATAAATAAAAACTGGCGATATTTACATCTACTGGAATAGTTATTTTCCAGCCTCCTGTAGTAGCCACTGCGCTCGCTCTCGTGATTGCACCGATATTCACGCCTGAACTATTAAATAACGCACCAATGTTAACGGCAGTTCCTATTGTATTAATAGCTATTGTAAATGAATCAGAAGATACACAAGGTATTTTCTCTATACCTGTATATAATTGTCCTCCAACTAATATACCACCCGTTCCTGAGTAACGATATCCAGTAGGTAATAATTTGGCTAAATTAGTTTGATAAGTTAAAACATCGGATTTCTTTAATGCATTTGGTGTTAAATTTTCGTTTATAATTTTAACATCATTTCTTAAAAAAGGACCACCCTCCCAAATTGATAATAAAGACGAGTCTGATACATTTGAAATAGTAGCTTGCAAGGCTATAAATTTAACATTAGTATCTGCAACGACTACTTTTGAACTTGGTGTCAATGTTTCTGTTTCTACGATAAAACTTGTTGATGCTATGCTTGAAATAAGTACTCCAGATGCGTTGAACAGTCTTAAATTAGTTCCAGAAGCACCTGCAGGAGTTGTCATTCCTACTAACGTAAAAGTAGTGTTGCCTGTGATATTTACTGATAATTTCTCAGTACTTATAAATGATGCGCTTACAACTAGATTTCCACTTGCATCATATCCCTGTCCAGAGTAAAACAATTGAGAAAGTCTCTTTGACTTAAGTACATTTGTTGATAATATGGTATTATCAACATAAGTACTCAATCTTTCAACCCATTTTGTAGAAGTCCCAGGAATATCACCAGCAACTATAGTGGCATTTGAAACCCAATCTTTACCTAAGTGATTGACTTGATCGCCTGATGCATAAGTTCCAGCTACCCAATGAGTAATTTTTACACCGCTTCCAGGTGAACCCTGTATTCCTTGATTTCCTTGTTCACCTTTTACACCTTGTGTAATAGGCATAGCAATTGATAAATTTGGCGAAGTCGGTAATTTTATTTCAACTGTTTGATTAAACTCTAAAATTATTTCGCTCATGTTCTTGACTCTTTAATTATTAAAAAATCAGTTCTTTGCTTAACGATTGATCCACCGCCCGACAAATCCACACGAATTTCAATTTCATACAAACCTACTGCCATTCCTGTAGTATCGATTGTAAACTGCATTTTACCGTCACCGTCAAGAGTTATTAGTGTTGCCGTTGGGTATTTTGTAGCATCCGCAACTTTTACGAATGCTTTTGCAAATCCGGATGATTGCGTGCTTTCTTTATCATAAAGCAACACCACTATTTGTGATGCACTTGTGAAATCAAAACCACTCATTAATTGAGCGAATTTTTCACCTTGTAGGCACTCTATTTTATCGCCTGTTACGTTCATATTATTGTTTTTAATTTAGTTTA